TAATTGAAGAATAATGTCCATTTTAAATAGTTGTTATTAATATTATTTACACTTTTAATGGTATTTCAACCGTTATTTCCCCTGTCCTCTGGATTTTTTCTTATAAAATTTGCTGGCTTTGTTAAATGAGGTCTTTTTTCGGGAGTTAAATCCCTTGTAGCCTTTCTTTTTCTTCTCCTCGTAGGAGGATGATAGTTTTTTCTTCATTTATGTTAATCTTGCCTCCTAAACTTACCGAATATAATGCACTCGGTAAATCCACAACCCACCACTTGCACGTTCTGACGAAACTTCGCTGACTCCATATCGTGTTGCCCATTTGTGCTTACGCAAGTCTCTAAGTCTTGCACTTGCACCAGCTTCGCTAGTTTTTGCTTGATCTGCTATTTCACGAAGCGTCCTTGTTTTGCCGTCTCTCATTAACCACGCTACACGATCTAAAGCTGTTTTTAACCTGTCAAAGTCTTGGTTGTGATCAAAAGTTTGACCGTCGAATAAGTTTAATTGGTTATCCATTTTATTTGTCTTTAACAAATTGCCCCCCGACCATCTTACCAGTCCTGTCTTTGATCTCATCGTAAGCCAACTGTAAACAATCAGTGCTCTCAAGATCAACCATTTCAGCTGCAATAATAATGGTCACCAACATATCTCCGATACCATCGGCCACCTCATTCTCTAATGCTTCTATTGTTTTGGCGTGAACATGACTAGGCTCGCGATCCATCGCTTGATGCCAGTCTCGTAGATTTTTTACAGCAAGAATTGTTTCTTCAAGTTCTTCCTGTGTTTTGTCTAACTGAGCTAAAGTATCTCCATTATCAAAGATACCTCGGTCTTTTGCCCAACCGATTACCTTGCTTTCTAATTCGGAAAAATTATTCATCTTCTTCAAGTCCTTCGAATAGTTTCTTTTTTTCTCGTTCGTATTCTTCTAGAGCGTGATCCTCTGCGGTCATTTTGAAATCGCCAAACGTAGACGTTGACCCATCTAAGCCAAATATTTTTTTAATTTGTTTGTTGTCAACTACAGGCATCTCCGAAACATCAAGAGAGTCATCAACTAAAACTTTCTTAGGGGCGATTTCCTGTAATTCGACACACATAGAGAAGATTTCTCTTTTGCTTATTAGCTCGCCGCTCAATGACATGCGCCTCAACTTGTCAACTTCTTTGCAAAAATTAATATAATCCAACTCTTGGACAATCCGCTTCTTTAAATGACTATCATAAATAAAGGCATCAAACGCCTCATAACGTTCATTAAGCAAATAATTTTCATCAAGGGAAACCTCAACGGGATGGTAACCAGACTCCCCCAAAACATACCTGAGGACATCTTGTTTGCGGACTTGAATCGCTTGTTCTTTCATCAACGCCCACAATAGAGAGTTTTCCCCCAGTGTCAATAAAAATCTACAGAATTCTTATTCTGCTTCTAATCTTAGAAACATGTCTGTTTTTTTCTAGCACAGAACCACCCTCTCGGCTCCCTGCTCCATTAGTATTACCCTCAATGGTTTTCACATAGCCCCTTGAATCTACGTCTGCGATAGCGATAGCGATATGAGAAAAAGTAAAAACTATAATGTCTCCAGCATTAATGTCCTCGTTGGTGGGTTTGCGAAGCCCCACTCCATTCGCGGCTTGTTGTTTAGCCCAGTTTTCAAAGTCCCATGCCCCCGCTGTTCTGGGTCTTGAGAATTTAACATCCTCACCCTCTATAGCCTCCCTTACAAGCCAGCAGATGAAAGCCGCGCACCAAGGCCATCCTTTATCGGCGTCGAGCCATGTCGCCGCCTTGTATTCGTCTACCTTGGGGCCACAATTAGTTCCATCTACCTCGGAAACACCAATCTCTCCACGGGCCAACGATACCATCTTCTCGGGTATGCTGCTCCCAGAAATCGTGGGTTCCTTGGTGGATAATTTGGCCAGTATAGCGTTCCAAGTTACTGGACCGTCTGCTCCATCACTAGAAACACCCAAAAGTCTTTGGACGGCCTTTACTACCTCTCTTTTACCTTTAAAATTCATTATTTAGATTTCTTTTTAAGGAATTTTAACGGGTGCTTTTCAAACTTTTTAGCCAAACAAACAATTCCTCCGATTACTTCTGGACTTACTGCACCAATTATACCATACGTTATTGCCTTCATAAGGGATGAAACCTCTGTTTGTTCTAGGACAAACCAAGCAATTCCTGCGGCAATTGCAGCGGTTGCAATCTTTTTAAACTGCTCCTTAACAGTAAGGTGGTTAGTGCCAGTCAGAAGCCTAGCAAACATACCAGCAGCCCCGATTAAAGGGACAAGCCACCCCCCGCCAAGAAACTCTTTTATTATAGACTTTTCGGGTTCCATGTTAAACTAATTACACTTTCTACGAAAAAAGCCCCCCATTAGGGGGACTTTTTATTTCGTTTTTAAAAGATTTGTCTTAGAACCTGAAAGAAACCCCTCCACCAACCGACCAATCATGCTCTAAAGCATAAGCACTAGAAGAATCAAGATCATTGTCATGATAAGCCGCCTTCACAAAGAGAGAGAGACTATCATTAAGCTCATAGGTGGCTGCGACCCCAGCTTCTACCCCATCATACTCGTCAGCAATATTAACTGCCGCAAATGGAGTAATAGTAAGATTCGCCACGGGAGTAGCGAAATCGCGAGAAACCATCACTTCCACCCCATAAGGGCCAGACGAATCAGCTTCGTGCCACACGGTAGCCGTGAGGTCAGCAATATCGTGGGCATAAGTTAGCGCAAGACCAACCTCTTCCCAACCCCCATTAGAGGAATCAATCCTCTTGAGATGCGCTCTAGCGCCCAAGCTCTGACCAAAAATCTCAATTGGACGAGCATAAGCAACAGACCAATCTTTCTCTGTATCGCCATCAACATCGTGAAGGTCAATACCCACAGAAAGATGCGCCCCCTCAACGGGAATTCCCACAAGGGCAGAAAAAGCAAGAGAATCTTCTCTTGTGGCTACGCCACGATGAGTCGATAAATTGCTATAGTTAACGCCAAGCTCAGGAGAAACACTCTCCAAGAGATTAGTGATAGTAACACCTGCGTTACCAAGGGTAACGCCCAACATGGTTGCAAGACTAAATAATAGTGTCTTCATATTTTTGTATTATTAACGGTTTAAAGCGATTGTCAAATTAATTTTACACATTCTGTGTCATAAAAGAGAATATAAGGGCTTATTTTTATTATCTACATGTGAATACGTATTCATCGCTGTCGCTATTTTTTCCCCACCTTTTTTATTAATCTCCAAACTTGATATCGGTCTTTATCTTTTCCCATTGCTGCCTCAATGGCTCTCCTCGTAATGCTTTTATCAGAAGCGGTGAAGGTCACCTCTTGGAAACGAGGCTTGTCACTTTTAATAATGTTTATATTAACAGCTTCAAATGTAGTTTTTAATGCTCGACGAACATCATTCTGGCAATCCGCTCAGGTGACCCCCGACATAACAGCTCTGTAGCGTGTCTCGTCGGCCTTAATCAAAGGAGCCAGCCCCAACATGAGAAGTATAAATAATTTTTTCATAACTAATTTACGCGGAGGTGCCGATGCCTACGCCAGCACTAATGCTATCTAAGTAAGATTCGCGCATCTTCTTAAGATCTACCACCCTCAACCCTTTTGTCCTGTCCCCCTCAATTACCAGATCAAAGTTTTTGGGAACGATTACTTGATCTCCATTGGGAAGGAGTATTTCCCCAGGTGAGTTATCTGCCATCATCCCATCGATTTTTATTCGGGAATCGGAAGGCCAACGCACTTTCTCTAGTTTAAGAAGGTTTTTTGTGTGACGGAAGCAACCGTTTCTAATATTTATTCCTCTCGCATCCCATGTGCACACAAGGGGCTGCGTGGTCAGCTCTGTCTCAAAATTTTCAATCGTTATTTGGTGAGCATCCCCCCACTGGAGTCCTGTTCCACAATTATGAGAGGTAATATTCTCCAACCTAAGAGAATAAACCCTGCTTGAACCAAGCTCAAATGCAACTGCCCCCTCTCTCGCAACAGAATCCTCTCCACCTTTAGCTGCATCACTAAATACATCTCGGACAGAGTAAGTATCTCCCCCTAACTTGACCCCCACAGCATTCTCACCAAATCCGCGCACCACCAAATTGTCTACCCCCGCTGACTGTTGGGCACCACGAAAACAAACGCCGTTGAGACCGTGCTGTGATTGTATGTGTATATTACGAATCCCCGCACCAAAGTTGCTATAAAATGACCTTTTGTTTGGTTGTTTCCAGCTGAGAATCCAGTCGCCCTCAAAATCTTCTTCAGCGCAAAAACCACAGGAAGATCCTAGATGATGCCCCGCTCTCACCGACCCCTTTAACTCCACATGACTGTCCAAAAAGAGGGTTCTGTTTAGGGGATACCAATCAGTCAATACGAGAGTCCCACTGTGTTGACGACTACCCGACTTGTTTAACTGCTTCTGAGCCCGCTCAAAATATGCAGCCCAGTCAACTGGGAGTTCTGGGTGTGCGTTATCAATACCATATTTTTCAAGAATTTCTCTTGCTTTAATTATTTCGGCTTCAACCTCCTCTTTGGAGGGGATGATTATTTGTTTCATTTGGAATAAATTTCTCTTTCGAGCCTCCTAAAACGAGCATCAGAGTGCCAAACCTCATCAGTTTGGGGGGTATAGGTTCCATCCTTTGTTTGAATGGGGCTATTCATCCTGAGTCTCAGAGTAGAAGGCTGATATATGTTCAAATTGCTCACGCTCAGTGGTGAGTCGCTTCCGCAAGAGGTCAGCGCGATCAGCATCATTGCCATCCCCGCTACCCCTAAGCTTTTCAATTTCTTGGAGGATTTCATCTTCTCGTTCTCTTTGTTCGCGGTGAAGATCATAATAGAATCTCTTGTTTTTAAGATTTAAAAATAATTCTAAAGATTTTATAAGGGATTTAAGTAGTGCTAACATCTGCTTCCTTAGAACAGGAGAATACCTCTGTTTCCACTCCCTCGGGAGCAACCTCCCTAACGGAGCCGCCAACTACTTTGGCGCAATCAATTGCCCAGCCCAATGCCCCTTCCAAGGCCGAACTGTAACAATGGTGGAACTGACCCTTGCGGGTGTATACCCTATAAATAACTGGTTTTTTACTCATTTTTGCGGTTTAAATTCAAGTGCTACTCTTCCAACATTTTCTTTGTCGTCTGACAACATCCCGTGAATTAAAACACAGTCTGGAAGGAAGTCAACACTTTTTTCATCTAAAATATAACGGTCGTTTTCGAAAAAAAGTTCTCGCACTACATGGCGTGGTCCCTTGCGGGTATGTCCTAGCGAAGCTTCCTTCCCCATTAGGTGTTCTGTGGTCTTGTTTGTTCCGACCACCTTAAATATTACACTCATACGTTCTGATTTACACCAAACTATGGTATTTTTTGAGTCTTTAAATACTATAGCCCTTTTTTGATATTTTTCAATCCACTTTTTAAACGCCTCCACATTATGCTCTCGCGATATTTCTGCTACAAAGTAATTTTTATTATGTTGTTCTAAAAGAGAATCAAAAAGACGGTAAACACACTCCGTCCATTTTGTGTGCGAGAATTTACTGCTAGTGCTAATCCCG